GCTCTTGCTTTAAATGCGAAATCTGGTATAGGTGGTCGATCTTTTAATTTTTTACCAGGTTGTGGTGTTTCTGTACCACTGTTTAGATTGAATTTTTTATTCATTTCTTCCTGTTGTTTTTCAATCATTTCACCTAATTTCTGTAAATAATAACGCCTATATCTTATAGGCATATTATATACTTCATCATGTGTGAATCCACCTTGGCTATGGTAACAAAGTAATAATACTTCGTCTAATACTATTTTTTTATAATCAGGCGTCAGGCCAAAAAAAGTTAATCCCAATTGGTAAATCAACGCCCTCCACTACGTCGCCGTTGGATTTAACAACATTAACTTTTAAATTAATATCTGGCATGATTTTATTAATATGTTCACGTAATGCTTTAACATCACGAGCTAGCATATTTTCACAAAACTCTCTAACAGTAGACACATCATTATCTCCATTAACAGCTATAATAGTATGTTTTAAACGAGTTGTGATATCATATGAACCTTGAGCATTTACTTTTTCTAAACCTTTAATTTCTTTATCTATTTTTTGCTCATCACCATGAGTCAATAATTTAAATGTGACTACAACTTTAGAAAATGGTAATTGAAAACTAAATTCATTTTTACCTTTAGTATACAATGATTCATCAATTACTTTAGCATCAAGCACTGTTAAGTCAGCTGTAGCTCTTTCAGTTTTACCTGTGGTTGGATCTGTCCATAAAAAGTCATAATCTTTACCATAACCTAAAATACGAGCAGCAATTAATATAGCGTTTTTATCACCATTAAGTAATTCATTATAATCAATTGGTGTAACAATCATTGATTGTAATAATTTATCAATAACTGTACCTTGACGAATAAAGTTAGCATTAGATAGAATATCTTCTTCCTTTGCGGTCATGTACTTCATTTCAATAACACCTTTAGATAACGGAGATGATTCCGGATAAATTAGGCCTTTAGAAGGTAAGTCAATTTGTTCTGTTGGATACTTGTGTTTTTGCTCCATAACGTTTATTTTGTTTTATATATATAAATATACAAAGATAAAAAAAGCTGTCCAAATGGACAGCTCTTTATTAAATTCTTAATTAAAGGTCAATAATTGAGAATGCAATAATCCATAGAAATTGTAGTGGAGATGCTGATGTAAGCTTCATTAGCCCAATCATATTCACCAAAGTTAGCTTCTTTAACATAAGCTCCTTTAACAATCCATTCACCTACTACATCACCTACTGGACCTAAAATATCTAGGCGTAAGTCTTTTTTATAGAAATCAGAATAACCATCACGGCCAGTTACTGATTCGTGTGCTAAACGAGCCCATTCCATTACAGCTTGAGCGCCTGATGGAGTTACAGGATCATATAATTCTAAAGTCATATCATTCCACCTAACTTTACCTTTTACTTTACGGTAAACGTTGATGTGGTCTAAGATAATTTCACCTGCATTGAATGATGGAGAAGATGCTTTTCTAATCATGTAAGATGGAATACCATCAATGTACATCAAAAAGCGATTCTGAACTTTAGGTTCAAACGCTGTGAACATTATTTCTGTAGGATCTAATACTGCCATTGTATTGTTATTTTATATAAATATTATTAAATATTATTTCTGTGCAACTGGTTTTTTATCTTTGTCATCAATATCTGATTGCATCTTGTTTAAGTAACTTAGCACCATTTTATAGTTTTGATTACTTTCAAGACTGCTTAATTGAGAACCTTTTTTCTTTTGCATCCATTTAGCTATAGCTTCTATTACTCGAGAAAAATCTTTCACATTAGTTACAGCTGATGATAATTTAGTTAATGAAGATGTGACGCTAGCAACCGCGGAATCCGCGGCTGCGTCGTTATCAAATTCATATAATTTTTTATCTTTGATCATTTATTATTTTTTATTAGCTTCCAAATTCTACACCAGTTGGTAAGATGTTAAAGTCTAAGAGGATAAATTCAGCTGTACGAGTTGGTTGTAAGTAAATTTGTCCTACTAACTGATTACGATCAATTACATCTGGAGTGTTATTTGTATCATCCATTACTACTTTGAATGCATATAAACCTTGTCTTTGTTGTACACTTTCTAAGTATGGAGTAACTTGAGATAAGAAACGGTTTCTTGTTACAGTTGTATTTTGTTCAAATACTAATGTTTTAGCTATATTACCAATGTAACGCTTAAGAGCAATTAATAAACGACGAACATTAATACGATCTAAAGCACTAGCTTTTGTTTGTAATGTTTTCTGACCAAATGCTGTTACACCAACATTAGGGAAAGTAGCGATTGGGTTAACTTTACCAGCATATAAGTTATCACGATTTGCTGGAGATAATTTTCTTTCTGCTTGAATAACACCACCTAATCCACCACGATTTAAACCAGCAGGCGCGAACCATTCAGCACTTACATTATCATTGAAAGCATAAACACCAGCCATAATTGTTGAAGCAGGTACCCAAACTAACTTACCAGTTTCTTGAGATACTACTTGAACCCATGGCCAATAAGCACCAGCATAGTTAGTATCTAAACCAGCAGCTATATTAGTTGGAGTACCAATACTTGAACCATAAAGTACTAAGTCAGTTATATAGAAGAAATCACCTCTTTCTTCAGCATTTTGAATAAAATCAGCTATAGCTGTGTGTTGGTTTTTAATTAAACCTGGTGTGATTAATAATTCATAATCATAATCATCTTTATTAGCTAAGATGTTACTAGCTGTAACATACATATCACCATTAACAGCATCAGAATACAAACCTTGAGTTTTAGTAGCTATATTAGTAAATAATGAATTACCAATATATGGAATATCATCACCAGTAGCGCCTTGGAAAGCTCCACCAATTGATCCACTACCAATTCTTGGTAATGAATCAGCGAAACTTAAGTTAGTAACAGGATCATTAGCTACAGTACCAGCATTAGTGAAGTAATTTGGAGTATTACGAACTGATTTAACTCTTACATATTTGCTATTATTTGGATAATCACCAGAAACACGAATATAATATCCACCCATATCAGCATCATACTGAACTGTTTTTGATTGATCACCAATTACAGAAGCAATATAATTAACTTGATTTGGATCTAAAGATATATTTGTGTATGTCTCTAAAACCACTGGAGTGTTTGTATTGTCATCACCACGACGAACTAATAATGTAAATGTACCAGAACTTGTATCTACATTTCTAACTTCCCATCTTACATTTTCCTGACTACCAGATGCTAAAGAACCATTTGATAAAATTGAGCTAGTGTTATTAGCCATAGTACCATAATTCAATGTTTCTAAAGTAAATGAAGCTGAGTTATTTGAAAATAAAGTACTACCAGAGCAAAGAGCAGATGCTGTTGCCGCAGTAAATGAACCACTAGTAATCCTTGTCACTAATATTGTTTCACCACCTTGTTGGAAATAATTATAAGCAGCTATTGAAGTTAAAAACTCATAAGCAGCACCACCACTAATAAATGAACCACCAAAACGATTAATATAGTCACTATATGAAGCAACTACAGTAGGAATATTTGGTTGTCCTTTAACAGTTGGACCAACTAATGCTAAACCAACAGTAATTGGTAACTGGGTTATTTGGGATAAGTCATTCTCACGTGTTAGTACACCTGGAGAAATTAATGTTTCTTGCGCCATGTTTTGAATAGATTTTGTCTACTGATAAATATATAAAATGATTTATAAAACGAAGAAGCCCCGACATTGCTGTCGAGGCTCTTCTATATTAACTCCTAACACCTAACAATACATATCATTAAGATATTTCTCCAGTCTCAAGATTAATAGATCCTTGACCATATTTATCTTGTAATTTTTGAGCAAGTTCAGTTTCTTTTTCTAATAACTGTTTGTGTAATTCTAACAAACGGTTTTTTTCATGATTAAAACTTGAAATTTGTAACTCTAACTCACCTAAAGATATAGCTAAATCACTGTATTCTTGTTTAATATTTTTAATAGAAGATAATTCATCTTCTGTTAATTTTTTAATGTCACTCATTATTCGTCAACTTTAATTAATTTAAAAAACACTGGATAGTTATCACTTGATTCAATACTTTCTAGTTCATCAAGTTTAAAACCTTTATGCTCTAATTCACGCTCTTCATCTAATAATGCATTGAATTCATTTTGGAACTCAACAAATTTAGGATTTACTTCACGTGAAATTACATTACCATCTTCATCAACTTGCTCATTAGCATAAAATGGAATACTAACATTACCATTAGCATCTGACTCACCATGCTTTTGAATAAGTTCATTTTTTACTTTTTCAACAGCTTCTTTCTCAGCCGCTACTTTCTTAACTAAATCAGATAACCAGTACTTAGTTGTTAACTTAACTTTTTCGTTTAACAAACCATTGGATAATTTTTCACCAGTACTTTGATTCACAACACCGTTTAATTCGGCTTCTAATTGATAAAACTCAGATAATTTTAAATTTATCTTTTCCATATATTATTTTGATTTTTTAACTGTTTTTTTAGCTACTGGCTTTTTAGTAGTTGCTTTCTTTTTAGGAGCTGGTGTAGCTATAGCTTTTACAATAGTTGGTTCTGGTGTAGCTTCAGGAGCTAAATCATTAATAAATGGATGAACTTCAGTGTTAGCTTCATTTAAACCTTTGTTTTGTTTTTGATTCAAAATCCAAAGCCCAACAGCGATGGCTAATACAGCAATAATAATTAAAAAAGTTACCATAATTTATTTATTTGATATAAATATATACAAGGTTAAAAAAAACAACCTTATTTGTACTGTTCTTTAATCTGTTTAACCTCATCTTCAGTAAGATAAACATCCATTCTATGATAACCAAAAGAATCTAATTCAAATCTAGATTCTACACTAAACTTTTTAGACACATCAAGTGGCGCTAATTTACCAGCATTGTATTTAATTAAGCGTAAACAGAAAAATATATCTTCAGCAAAAAATGATGCTGATGAGTATTGACCAACCACCATCATATCTTGTAAATCTGTTTTCCACCCATACATTCTACAAATGTACTCCATTACACGTGGATTACGTAGTGATAAACCACCGTTTTGTATTGTTTGATCTTTAACAAAATTATAACATGGAGCACCTACATAATCATACTCCATAAACTCATCAATACCTTCTTTTAATAATCCTGAGTCACGTTGGAATATTAATACTCTTTCATAGTTAAAATACTCTTTCCAAAATTCAGGTTGTGTCATAACCATACACATATTAAACAATGGTTTCATTCTAGCATCTTGTAATAATTGTTCTAGACCTGGAATGTATTTTATTGTAATAGGTATTTCGGTATTTTGATTATAGTATTTAAACTTATAGTTTATATTAAACTTTATAAGTTGTTCTTTAAATGTTTTTTTAGCCTCCTCACTTGTGTAAATAAACAAGTCAGTGTCTTTAGGTAGATATTTTAAATGATTAAAACATGTTTTACCTAAATCATCTACTGGTCTGTCTTCAATAATAATTGCTGCTAATTTTTTCATAACTCATTTTTCCAATTTGTTAATGGAGAAAGATATTTTGTTTCTCCATGTGTTGAATATCCAGGCACAGATGAAGCTAATCTTTTACCTGTTGCCTTTAATTGAACAAACATCTCAAAATCATGAGGGTGTGTTCCTTTTGTCCAATGTCTTAATATATCTTCGTCTTGTTTTAATGTTTTAACTTTTGAAGCAAATGTCATTGTTGTACTATTTGTTATTTTCCAATGACAATATTTACCTAAATATAATCTAGTTTCCTCGGATCTTCCACTACAATATGGATTTCCTCCTTCAAATGGATTTAAATATTTATCTGGATGGTCATAAGTTGTGACATAATTAAAACCTAACTCAAGTCCGTCTTCTAATATTTTGTCTGCTTCAGGTTTGTGTAGATAGTCATTTTCTAAAAAATAGACTGTTTCATCATCATTTAAAGTCAAAGCATAATCTAGAGCTAAATTAAATGTTCCAGCTCCATGACCTACACTAACATAATTAATTGTCTTTACTTTACTTTCTAAATACAACTTAGTTTCATCTGTGACGTTATCTGCTATAACTAACCAAGTAGCTTTATTAAACGTTTTTAAAGCGTTTTCAAAACAATTTTTATTATTAATGTAGTCAGGTTTTTCTTTTGGATAACCTGCCTCACTAATTCGGTATATAACCTGCATTAATTTTTGTTTATTGCTTTCAATATATCATTTACATCAAACATTTCCTCTGGTGAGTTATAAGGACACTCATGGAATTGACCATCTAACTGATAATCAAAATACGATGCATCTACCTTTTTAACATTTCCAACAGGTGGTTTTGATTTAATATTTGTATGCATTGAATAACCAAACATTTCTGGGTGAGTACCAATCCACAATACTGTAGATGGTAATTTGTAAGCTGCAGCCGCATGTTGTAAACAAGAATCAATCAATACTCTCTTTTGAGATGCTCTTACAAGTGAGAATAATTCAAAGTTTGACATTGATCTATCTACTACCTCAACCATTGGTGATTGAATACCTTGAGACTGATGTTTTACAACTTGAATAATATGGAATTGCTGTCCAAATTGTTGAATAATAGCTTCAGCTACATATCTAGGCATATCACGAGACCAAGCATAAATTGGAGCGCCATCCATTAAAGGGCCACCATTTGTATGTAATAATAAAATTGGTCTTGGTCTATTCCAAGTAATAGGCATTTCATTTTGAATCATATTCATATATAATTCAGGTAAACACTCACCTTTTTTATAAGGTAAGTCATACATCTTATGCCATGTTTCATGCAACGGTGTTTGTTGCATAATGTGAGATGTTTCAAAGTAAGGTTCACGACGTAATATAATGGTATCTTTACCATTAATATAATCTTCCCAGAAATAAGGAGTCATACCCATCCTATATACTCTATGTACATAAGGATTGTTTAAAAAGACTTCAGGAAATGAAGCCAT